AGTGCGTGGTGTTGGCGCACCGCAAGGAGCTGGTGGAGCAGAACTACGGCGAGTTCGTGGGCACGGCGGGCGACAAGCTCATGTTCGGGTGGAGCGTGGGCATCTACTCCGCCGGGCTGGGGCGAAAGGACGAGGACGCGGACGTGATCTTCGCGGGGATAGATTCCATCTGGAAGCGCGGTGGCGACTTCAAGTTCGACTGCGTGATCGTGGACGAGGCGCACCGAATCCCGATCCGCGGCGAAGGCAAGTACCGCGAGTTCATCAAGCTGGCAAAGCTGGCAAACCCCAACCTCCGCGTGGTCGGCTTCACAGCCACGCCGTTCCGGCTGGGCAGCGGCCCGATCTGCCACAAGGACCACATCCTCAACGAGATATGCTACGAGGCGAACGTGGGCGATCTCATCCGGCAGGGCTATCTCTGCAACCTGCGGAGCAAGGTTTCGACCGAGGAGCCGAATCTGGCGGGCGTGAAGAAGTCCGGCGGCGACTACCAGCAGAAGAGCCTGGGCGAAGCCATGCGGTCGGGCGATCTAGTCGCCCGCGCCGTCACGGACGCCCTGCGGCACCTGAACGCGGAGGGGCGCAGGTGCGTGGTGTGGTTCTGCGTGGACTTGAAGCACGTCGAGGCCGTCGCCAACATGCTGCGGGCCGTTGGCGAACGCGCCGCCGTGGTGACCGGCAACACTCCGGCGGCGGAGCGCGACCGGCTCGTGGGCGACTTCCGCGAGGGGCGGTACCGGCACATGTGCAACGTGAACGTGTTCACGGAAGGGTTCAACGTGAAGCAGGTTGACGGCATCGTGCTTCTCCGGCCAACCCTCTCGAAGGGCATGTACGCGCAGATGGTGGGCAGGGGACTGCGCAAGCATCCCGACAAGACGGATTGCCTCATACTGGACTACGCGCGTTGCATCGAGACGCACGGGCCCATCGACTGCCTGGAGGCTGGCACGGTGCGCGTGGAGGTTTGCCAGCGGTGCCGCGAGGTGTTCAGCAGGGGCGTCCGCGTGTGCCCGCATTGCGGCTGGGAGATTCCCAAGCAGGTGATAGAGGAGCGCGAGGCCGCCGAGCGCGAGAGGAAGATGCACGAGGAGGAGGCGGCGAGGCTGGCCATACTTGGCACGGAGCCCGAGACGCTGGCGGTGGACGACGTGATAGCGACGCGCCACAGCAAGCTGGGTTCGCCGGATTCCATGTGCGTCACCTACCGATGCGGAATGAGGACGTTCCGCGAATGGATTTGCCTGGACCATCCCGGCTACGCGGGCGCGAAGGCGCAATCGTGGTGGCGGCGGAGGTTCTGGGACGGCAAGGGGGAGCCGCCGACCATGACGGTGGACGCGGCGCTCCAGGACATGTTCATAGGCTACGCGATCAGGAACGTGACAAAGGCGATCACGGTCGTGAAGCGCGGAAAGTATTTCGAGATAACCGGCTATCAGCTGGAGGTCAGAGGAGGAATGAATGCAATCGACACTTGAGGCGGCGCTGGCATACGCGGCGCGAGGATGGAAGGTTTTCCCGCTGCAACCAAACACGAAGATTCCGTTTCCAGGCACCAACGGCGTGAAGGACGCGACGGACGACGCCGAGACGATCAAGGCGTGGTGGAAGGTGCATCCCGACGCCAACCTTGCGCTGGCGTGCGGCGAGCCGAGCGGGATATGGGTGGTTGACATAGACGTGGGGCACAAGGCGGGCGTGGACGGGTTTGCGTCGCTGGCTGGCATGAACATCACGCTGCCGATCACCGCCACGCAGGACACGCCGAGCGGCGGGTGCCACATGCTATACAGATGCGACGCCGCGGAGAAGCCGCGCAACAAAAACAACTTCATGCCAGGCATCGACATACGAGGCACCGGCTACTACATCGTGCTTGCCCCGTCCGTGATCGACGGGAAGCAGTACGTGATGAACAACGGATCCATTCTCGCGGAGTTTCCCGACAGAATGAAGCCGGAGCCGCCGGGGGCCAGGATTTCAATGCCGTGGGACGCGCCGCCGCCGAGGCCGACAGGCAACACGGTGCGCGACCGCGCGGCGAAGTACCTGCACGAATGCGACCCGGCCGTGCAGGGCATGGGCGGACACAGCGCCTTGCTGTGGGCGGCGCAGGCCATGGTGGTCGGCTTCGACCTGTCGGATTCGGAGGCGCTTGAACTCCTGTGGAGCGAATACAATCCGCGTTGCCAGCCGCCGTGGGACAGAGGCAGCGCGCGAGACGCGAAGGACTTCGAGCGGAAGGTGGCCGAGGCGCGGAAGCATCCGATCAAGGAGCATGGCTGGCTGTTGAACGAGACAAAGTTCAACGCCGCCGACGATGCGCTGGACTTCGCGGGCGCGGAGCTTGCCAGCAGGTTCCTGGCGCAGAACCAGGAGCGCGAGATCGAGAGCCTTGTCACGCCGCCGCTCACGGCAATCCCGGACGAACTGCTGAACCCGCCGGGGCTCGTGGGCGACATCGCGCGATGGATGAACGACACGGCGGGATGCTACCAGCCCGTGCTGGCATTGGGCGCGAGCCTGGTTTTCTGCGGGGCGTTGTTCGGTCGCAAGGTGAAGGACGAGAGCAACGGGCGCACGAACATCTACGGCATGGGCGTGGGACATTCGTCCGCCGGGAAAGACCATGCCGCCAAGTGCATAGCGAAGATAATCCAGGCCGCACGGTGCGAGGGATTGCTGGGCGGCGAGGTGACGAGCGACACGGCGATAGAGATATGCCTCAAGGATTCGCCCAGCAAGCTGTTCGTGATGGACGAGGTTGGGCATTTCCTGCGGACGATCAACCAGGCAAAGGGAACGACGCCGCATCTGAAGACAATCGTGCCCATGTTCATGAAGCTATTCTCCGCCGCCAATTCGCTCTACATCGGCAAGCAGCGCGTGACCGGCGGCCCGGCAAACCAGATCGACCAGCCTTGCGTGTGCATCTGGGGGATAACAAGCCCGCAGATTCTCTTCGACAACATGACGCGCGAGGAATTGGAGGGCGGATGGACGGCGAGAAACCTCGTCTTCATCACGGACACGCGCCCGGAATACAGGTTCACGAAGGAAAGCGTGGTGCCCGACCACATAGCGACGCTCGTGCAGGCGTGGTTCTCCCGGACGATACCGCCGCCGGCATCGGCCGGCAACCTTGCGCACGCCCGTGCCTGGCAGATGGTCGTGCCCACGTCGCCGGACGCGCTCGACGTGTTCGCCAAGTTCGGGCACAAGGCGCACGAACGCATGTTGAAGGCCGACAAGTCGGGCGACGTGTGCAACTACCTTTGGGGGAAGGCATTGGAGAACGCGAGGCGCATAGCTCTCATAGTCGCATGCGGAGAGAACTTCGACGGCATAGAGATCGGCGCGACCGAGGCGAAGTATGGTTGCCAGCTTGTCGAATGGCTTATCTACAGGTTGTCGGAAGCGGTTCACAACAACGTGGCCGAGACGGGATGGGAACACGACAAGCAGAGGATCTACAAACTGATCGCCGGTTGCGAGGCGGACGGCATGAGCAAGACGGAGCTTACCCGCAAGACGCAATGGGTGAAGGACAGGAAGATGCGCAACGACTACGTGGAGGACCTGAAGGACGCCGGGATGATAGTTTACGGCCCGGCACCGGAGCATGGCGGACGCCAATGGCTTTGGGCTACCAAGTGGCTTTCGCGCGAACGCCTTACAGAATTGAGGGACATGGCCAATGGAAATTCGTGAGCAAGTGGTCATAATCCTTCCGCTTCCGCCGCGCGTATTGTCCCCGAACTGCCCCGCCGGGACGCGCGGAGGCCGTTTTGCCCGCGCGGCGGCCGCAAAACGGTACAAAGAGGCGGCTGAAAACGCAACGGTTGAGGCGGCGGCGGGTATGCGGTGGGAGAAATGCGCTGTGGAGGCCGTCTTTTACCACAAAAACAGGCGCAGAAGGGACGATGTGAACCATCTGGCCATGCTGAAGCCCGCCTACGACGGCGTGGTCCTGGCGGGTTTGGTGCCCGACGATGACCGCGAACACCTGCGCACCGCCGGGGCCGAGTTTCGCGTGGACAAAAAGAACCCGCGTGTAGAACTGGTCTTCACGCGGGTCGAATGACGGCATGTATGCCGTTGTCATTCCGTGGCGGCCAAACAGAGCTTGCGCACGGTCTTGCAGTTCCATGCGCCGTGCCGGGCGAGGTCCCGGCGCTCCTCGTTGAGCCAGCGCATGATCGCGTAGTACGCCATGCCTTCGCGGCGCTTCGCCAGTATCTCGTCTATGACTTCGCGCTCGCGCTTGCACGGAAGCATCCGCTTCGGGTCGGCGGGGTCGGGCATCCAGCCGTAGGGGCAGACACTACCCATGCGGCGTCCGTTCGCCATGTGGAAGCGCATGGCGTGCTTCGTCCGGGAAGCAATCATCTTGCGCTCGTACTCCGCGATGGCGGCGAGCACCTGGCGAATCATCACGGTTTCCGCCGAATTGCCCTGTATGTCGCCCGTCACGGCCTCGATGGTCGCCCCCTTGCGCTCGACCGCGCGGTTGATCTGCTCGGAGAGGTACACGTTGCGGGCCAGCCTGTCGCGCTTGTACACCAGGAGGACGCCGCCCTTGGGAAGCGCCTCGATGGCCTGCCACAGCTTTTCGCGGAACTCATCCGCCCCGGACACGTCGGGATCGTCGAACACGGCGGCGATCTCCATGCCGCTTTTGGCGGCGTACTTCTCGCAGTAGTCGCGCTGCACCTCGCAAGATTCGCTCTCCTCGGCCTTGCGGCGCGGGGAGAACCTCGTGTATATCACGGCCTTTCTCAAAACTTCCATCCTTTCTGCTCCATCTGGCATTGCCAGTCGGCGGGTATTTTAACATAAAGGACGCCGCCCTGGCTAGTGGCCAGCATGCGCGGCGCGGTCTCAAGGCGCTCGTGCTTCAAGACGCAGAGCGCCACGGCTTCGCCTTCCGGCGCCAGAGCGGGGAATACCCGCTCCACGCGCCACGTCCCGACATGGCGGGGGATTCTCACCCCCGTCATGTTGAGGCGCAGGGAAACGGCCTTCTTGCGCGTTCCTGGCGTCATGTCAGCGCACCTCCCATACCTTCCAGCAGTCATACGGGCCGTAGTAGCCCATGCGCCGGTAGCGGAACATCACGTTGTTCATCGCCTTGGCGGCGCTCACCGCGACGGTCGGTTCCTCCGCCAGGTGGGTTGACACGATGAAGAGGCGCTTCATGCGACACCGCCTTTCAGCATCTGCGCAAACTCCTCCTCGGTCATGCTGCGCACCGTGATTCGCGGCCCGGTGGCCTCGAACGCGGGGCCCAGCTTCCCGGCCTTGTAAACCTTCTGGAGCTGTGCCAGCCTCATCAGGATCACGAACTCCAGCGGCACGGACGTGTCGATGGTGTTGCCGTTTCCGTCATCGCAGAGAATCACGACCGTGCCGGCCATGTAGTCCCCACCATGCGTGGCGCGGTAGAGTATGCTCGCGTTCACGTTCACCTTGTGGTCCGTGACGCATTTGGCCTCCTCGTCGCCCCACATGTAGAGCCCGTCGGCAAGCCGCACGGGTTCGCAGATGCGGGACACGCGGCAGATGGTCTCGCGGAGCCATTCGTGCCCGCCGTAGTCCTCGTGGCGCACACGCCCGTCGTTCTCAAGCACGATCGCCATTCGGCACCTCCTTCCTGTCTTCCGCGTTCGCGTCGGTTGCCAGCTTGACGAGCTTCTCCAGCGCGTCAGCTATGCGGCGCAGGTGGTTCTCGACCACCGCCGCGTGCCTTTGTTCTCCTACCGTCATCATGGTTTTGTTCCTTTCTGTTTTAGTCTTTGTGGTTCTTTCCATCGACAACCCTGCAACAGGCGTCGAAAAATGCCTTCGCGTCGGCGTACACGCCCCAGCGCGTCTCGCGTCCGTCCAGCCAGCCTGGCCAATCCTTGCGGTCGCACCGCGTGATATACGCCACGGCGTTGGTTGCCAGGTCGATCTCGTAGTCGAACCTGGCGCTCCCGTTCAAGCCGGAGCATACCGAAATCATGCCCGTGATCTTCGTTCCTTCCGGGTTCATGGTCATTCCCCCTTTCCCCAGGTGATGAACACGCCAACGCCAACGGACGCCAGCGCACCCAGTATGCTCGTCACGGCGGGCCAGTAAAGCCCGTCGCCCGCCTGCATGGGCCAGATTGCCATGACTACGCTGGACACGCCAGCGACGCCCATGCACGCCCAGAACGTCCATACGGACACCTTCTCTATTCTTTCGCTCATTGCTTTGCTCCTTGTCTTGTAGTTTCGGCTTGCCTCGTCGGTGCGTGGTCCGCCATACCGCGCAGACGCGCCGGAGAGAGGCCCGGCGCGTTTCGGCTATTCAGTCTTCCCGGCGACCTCCTTCAGCTTTCCGTTCAGTATCTCCACAAGCTCGTCATCTGTCACGCGCGCGTAGCTTCCCAGCTTCTCGGTGCCCAGCCTCACGGCGTCGGCGGGCATTCCCGCGTAGTCCATCAGCGCCTTGCGCTCGATCGCGGCACCGTTGCCGTTGCGCCTGTTGTTCACCTCGGCCCATGCGGCCCAGCGGCCCGAATAGCCGTCGGCCGTCGCGTGCCCGTAGATCAGCTGGCGCGTGATCGACGGCTGGCAGAACGCGGCGCACACCTCGGAGACGTCCAGCGGGCTTGCCAGGCGGATTGCCACGTTCGACCCGTCAACGGTGCCGTACAGGACGAGCGTCACGTTCCTGGCGCGAGAAAGCGCCATGGCGAACGCCATCGTCACTACGCCCCGGCGCATCATGTCGTGCGCGTTGCACGAGCACGAGACGGTGGTGTTCGCCCATATCTCGATCTCGCCCCTCGCGTCCGGGACGTCCGTCCGCGCCAGCATGGCTTCCGGCGTTCCGGCCAGGTATGCGGGCACGAGCGGGAAGTTGCCGACCACCGATGGCGTCCACATTGGCCGCACCGCGTTTGAATCGACCTCCGTGTCCAGGCGCTCAAGAAGCCGCTCGGCCTCCGCGACCTTCGACGTGTCGCCTGTCTTGCACCAGCGCAACGCGTCCTCCCTGGAGCCGCCCGCCCAGCGCGTACGGTCCTTGTCGTCGACGCAATGTTTGCGTGCCTGGCAACCCCTGGCAAACTCCGAAAGCCCGTTGTAGTGGTAGAACTTCGCGTCTTTCATGGTTCAGCCCTCCACCTTCTTCCAGGCGTCGGCGTTCAGGCCCTTGCGGACGCACATGTCGATCACGTCATGCAACTCTATCCCGGCCTTGAGCATGGCCAGCCCGCGGTCCACCGCGCGTGGCGTCACCTCGAAATCCTTTATCCCGGCGCGTTCCGCGTTGCGCCTGTACCGGCGGACCATGTCCAGCCAGCCCCACGTGTCGCCGTAGGCGGCGGCCATGCTTGCCTCCAGCGCCTCGTCGATGGGCCATTCAAGATAGGTGAAGCGGTCCCGGAAGGCGGCATCCTGCTTGATGCGCTGGAATCCGGCCATGTTGCCGTCACCCCTCATGCACGTGTTCCCGGCGGCCAGGATTATGCAATCCTTGTGGCGCTTGACGTTGCCTACCGGAAATGCCGCGTGCCCGTTCGCCAGCGCCGCGTTGAACGCCAGCACCGCGCCTGGCATGGAGCTGTCCAGCTCGTCGAAGAGATACACGCCTCCGTTGGCGTAGGCCTTGTAGAACTCCGTTTCCTGGAATCGGCCGCCGGCGTCGATGAACCCCGAAAGCTCGTAGGCGTTGCCGATGGCCCCATTGTAGTGGAACTCCAGCCCCAGCGCCTCCGCGATCTTCCGGGCCGTCGTGGTCTTGCCCGTTCCGGCCGGACCGTACAGGTAGATCGGCGGCACGTAGCCGTCCTTGTCGCGTGCCTGGCACATTGCCAGCAAGAGGGGAAAGCGCTTGTGGACAACCCCGACGTTCTTCTCGACATTCAGCTTCCGGTCTTCGACCACAACCCTTGTCGGCGCCAGGCGCGAGTCAAGCTCGGCCTTCACCATGTCTTCGACCGCGTGGATGGCCGCATCGTGCCCGGCGTCGACGGCCAGCTTCCGCACCTCTTCCATGTCAACCTTCTGCTGGGGCACGAGCGCCGCCAGCCCGGCCGCGATCTGGGCCATTGCGTCATTGTTGCCCGTTGTCATGTGCTGGCAAGTGCTAGCACCTGACGGCGACGAAAAAGAAGGCGTAGCCTTCTTCGCCTGGAAATCGGCCCATGTCATTTCGCCCTTCAAGAGCGATATGCAATCGGCCTTGTTCGCGCCGGACAATGCCAGCCCGGCACCTATGCCGCGTTCGCGAATGAGCTTCCGAAGCTCGCTCGTGCCCATGCTTTCATAGTCTTCCATCGTTCAATTCCTCTCTTGATTTTGGTTTGATTTCAATGCCTGGTTTGGCATT